ATGAACTGGCTTTAAACTAAATCCTTTGGTATCTGGGTCTACATCGTACCGATAATGTCGTAAACAATCTAGCCCTGCAGCCGTATTGTTTTTATCAAAGTAGCATGAACTAAATATGGTTCTAGCAGCGTTAATAGAATCAGCAACAGGCACTCGGTCAATAATGCTTACCTTAAATCCTGCAGCTCTAACGATTTCCTCAATACTTCTACCATTAGATGCAATAGTCTTATTCCTAGCATCATGGGGCAAATACAAGGTGTCATAGACATAGCCAAAGGTTTGCATTCTGCCTAGAATCTCACTCATTGTGGTCTGCGTTGTTTCAAAATAGCGGATTAGCCTTGTTTCCATGCCTACAAACTGCACAAACCATACTGCCGTAGCATCAGCCCAACCAATATCAAACACCGCCATTACAGGCTTAGTTGCATCGTAAAGCACATTGGTAATGCGATTGTCTTGTTCTGCCCTTTGCATTTCCTTGGCAAATACAGCTCCATCAATGGTAGAACGAGTAAAGCCTTCCCATACGTTCTGATAAGCCTCAAAATCCCTATTTCTAAGAGTATTTCTTTCAAGGTCAAGAACTGCAGGAAACCAAGGATTATCGTTCCAATTGACTTTTTGCACCACAGCATTTTCAGGTGGGCTAATTACAAACCGCTTATAAGTTTCGTCTGTAGGCAGCTCAGGGTTAAAAGTAACCCATATCTCGGAGTTTTCTTTACGAATGGTAGGAATCAAAATATCCCACGATATAGCCGTTACGTTATTGGCTTCCTCTACCCAGCAGTAATCTATGCCCTCAATCGACTTTAGCCCATTAATGTTGTTTTTGATGCCTGCAAAGATAAACTCTGTGCCGTTAGACCCTCGGATAGTCGTTTGGGTTATCTCGTAATGCGCTTGTAGGCCCAGGTTATAGATTTGGTCGCATAACAGTTTATGTACGGAATCTTTAATAGACGTTTGAAACTCACGAGCACATAGGATTCGCAGGGTTCTAATTACCCCCATGCAAAGCAATGCCCTGGATACACTATGCGATTTTGATGCACCTCTTCCGCCAAAAAGCACCCTGTATCGGCTGTGCTTAGGTTCAAATAAGCACTTAAGCTTTTTAGGAAAAGGAGGCCAAATGACCCCATTTTCATTCTTCAAGTTTTCTTGGTTCGACATCTACAAAAGAGAAGTTAATTTCTTTGACTTGTGCGCCTTCACCAGCAGCAAGCTCGGTAACGTTAGTTTCCTTCCAACCAGCCCTAGTTTTTAGCCAAAAAATGGCAGCTGTCATATTGCCTTTTTTAGCCTGCTGGAATAAGGTATTGGCTATTTGTGCGTTTGCATCAATTCTGCCATCTTCTAATTCAGCCCTGTAATGCTTTCTTAGGGTGTCATCGGTAATTTCTAACTTATGGGCAATATCCACATAGCGAGTACCCACAGCAGCCAAGCTTTTTACAAAAGCCCTGCTTTTCTCATCCGGAATATGCTCTACACCTTGTGTCATACCTTTTCTAACTCCGAAAGCACCGCCTTTTTACCTGTAAAGTCTTCCCAACGTTTTACGATAACGTCACAGTATTTGGGGTCTAATTCCATAACATAGGCAATTCTGCCATTTTTTTCAGCAGCTAATAGGGTTGTACCACTACCCCCAAAACTGTCCAAAATAATATCGCCACCCTTTGTATTATTGAGCATTTGGTACTCAAATAGGGCAACAGGCTTCATAGTAGGATGTTCGCCATTCCTGCTTGGTTTGTCAAATTCTAGGATAGTTGTTTGTTTTCTGTCTGTGGCCCATAAATGCCCTGCGCCTTCTTTCCAGCCATATAAACAAGGCTCATGTTTCCAATGGTAGTCTTGTCTGCCCATAACCATTGTGGATTTCTTCCAAATAAGGCACTGACGAACTTTCCAACCAGCATCAAAGGCTGCGCCTCTAAAGTTATATCCTTCCGAATCGGCATGCCATATATAAAATACAGCCCCTGGCTTCATCACAGTATCGGCAGTTACATAAGCATCTCTTAGGAATTGCCTAAATCCATCGTCACTCATTGAGTCATTTTGGATAGTCAAAGCCTCTTTGGTCTTTCCCTCATACGCTACGTTATAAGGTGGGTCGGTTAACCACATATCGACCTTGCGGTCATTACATAGCTTTTCCATATCCGTAATAGAACAGGAATCCCCACACATAAGTCGATGATTTCCTAGGATATATACATCGCTAGGCTTGGTTTTAGGCTCTTCTGGTACGTCAGGTACAGCATCCTCGTCTGTTAGCCCTGTGGTCGGTTCTATTGGGTTTAAAAGGGCATCTAGTTCGTCTTGGTCAAAGCCTAGCACTGATAGGTCATAATCCTCTGAATCAAGCTCTTGTAGCTCAATCATCAATAGATTGTTATCCCAATCGCTATTTAATGCCAATTTATTGTCGGCAATGATTAAGGCTTTCTTTTGGTTCTCGGATAGGTGTGCCAACTCAATAACTGGTACTTTAGGCATTCCGAGCTTACGAGCAGCCAATAGCCTGCCATGACCAGCGATAAGACCATTACTCCCATCGACCAAGATAGGATTAGTCCAGCCGAACTCTTTAATACTTGCAGCGATTTGAGCCACTTGTTCATCAGAGTGCTTTCGGCTGTTATTGATATAAGGAATTAAGCTTTCAATAGCCCTTTGCTCTATCTTCACTCGTTATCCATAGAATCTGAGTTAGCCTCTGCTTGGTCAACATCGGCTTGCACAGTTGTGTTGTTTTTAAGGTTGGTATATTGGTCTTGGAGTTCTTGTGGAACTTCAGGCTGGTAAATAATGGCATTCATATCCGCCTCTACTTCTTCAATAGATTGCGGATACGGATAGGGAAGATAGACGTTTGGGGCTGTCATTGCACTACTTCTACGTCAGCTTTCTCTACTGCCTGCTCTTTGGCAGCTTTAGCTTGCTCGACTAATTGACCTTCGGCAATCTTTTTGATGCCATCGACCAATGGTGCTGAATAAGCATAAGGAATCTTCCCTAGTTCTGCTAAAAGTTCGTTGATTTGTTGAATAGTAAATTGAATCATTTTTTGCCTTTCGAGGTTGATTTTTTAGCTGCATTCTTTTCTGCATAAGCAATAGCGACTGCTTGTTTTACAGGTTTACCTGCTTTTACTTCAGTTTTAATGTTTTCTTTAAATGCTTTAGGACTTGCTGATTTCTTAAGTGGCATGGTCTTGCTCCGAGTTGTAGCTTTTTTAAGGGCTGGTTTACGAGGTTTATCTTCATCTAACAACTGTTGAAGTCTTGTATCTCTAAATTTAGCTGATTCGTTGTTAAATGCTGCCCAAGAAATAATAATTTGTTCTGTGGTCATAGATTTTGATTTCCAAGGCCATGCGTTTTTTAACCATTTAAGCATTTTCAGGCTCCTCTTGAAAACAAATATCTTGCCAGCTCATGATTAGATACTTTACCCCATCCTCATAATAGGGATGGTAACGCAAGTATTCTTCGCCTTTATCATCATTCATAGTGCCAAAGCGAACTCTAGCTCCTACTTCAATAGGCATTGCTTCTCTGCGACCACCTGATAATTTCTTGCCAGGGCCAACAGCTACGACAGTTCCCATGTTTTCTACTTCTTTATTATCAACAATAATGATGCTAGATAGCTCACGCACGTCAGGTTTGACTACGATTTTGTCTGCTAATGGCTTAAGTTTCATGATTTTTTAGGCCTTCCTGGTTTCTTTTTTGGCTGTTCTTCAGTAAAAGTAACAGTTAACCCAGTAGTTATGGCTTCAATTACATGGTTTTTCAAGGGTTGCCATTCCCCACACCAATCATCATTTGATTTGTTTTGCACAATAGGAAAACGCTTGCAAATGCCCATTCTTTCCCCAAAAGAAAAAAATCGACATAAATTACAAGTGTCTTTATGCTCTTTTATAGCCACAGTTTCTCCGATTAATTGTGGTTAGAGAACCCCTAGTTTACCTTCACGTGCTAGGGGTTTTCGTTTTACATTGGGTCTTTTTCGTATTTATCTTCTACGCCATAAGCTGTACGCTTATGTTCGTAGCAAATGCCAGAAGTACGACCAGTATTGAACTCTTTGTCAGAGCCAATAGCATCTTCTTTGCCCATTGCTACACCACCACGATGAGATTTTTCCATGCGTTCACCAGACATATCTGCCTTGCTTGCACCTTTAGGAACTACTACACCTTTGGCTGGTATGCCTTTGGTGCTGTTTGGATTAGTTGTTTTACCCATTGCCATTTCAATTTTCCTTTTAGCTAAAAAGTCTGCAAAAGTGCAGTTATTTGATTTTATATAGCTCTTAATCAATGTCAAGCATTTTAATTAATCGAATGGCAGCATCTACAGAATCTATTCGGC